TTGTTCTTTTGTATAAAAGTTGTCAACTCACTTAGTATATCATAGTCTGAAAAGAGTAATTTGTCACTCTCTATCATTGTTTTGAGATTGAGTGATCCGACTTTCTTGACTGTCTTTGACATCTTAACACCAAGTTGTGTTTTCTTACCAGAGAATCCCTGTCCAACAATTTGACCTGCACGTCCTCTCATTGAACACATGAGTAAGTTCTCATACTCAAGATCATAGTTGATAATAGATGCAACTTGATCACCAATATCATTTACCTCACATAATATAAATGCATTATTATAACTTGTTGCTATATCATATATGATACTTGGGAACAACATTGGTTTGACTTGATTATTTCGATATTTAGCAACAATGTTGTGAGGAAACTTTGTGATATCAGTAACAACAAAGGCTGAATAATCTTTCTCAACACCTCTTGCTACATCCACTGTAATTAGATAATCATGTTTTTGTTCTGGTTCTTTATATACATCTAACCCTGCGTTTGACTTGCGAGGATTCTCATAAATTAGAGATCTGAGTTTACTTGGTGCAATGAGTGTATCGACAGATCCGAGAAACTCACATTCAAACTCAACCTTGAACTGAGCTTCAGATGTGTTTGCAATTGTTTGTTGTCTCCACTTTTCATCTCTGCCCGGAACTTCTGACCAATGAACATCAGTAGGAATATATTCATTCTTACTTGCTTCAGCATCATGCCACATGCGATAGAAATGATTCATACCATGTGGTGTAGATACAATTATAACTTTGGTTTTTTGCCCAGATGATATAGTAGGATAAACAGATGCAAAGAATTGGTCAGCAATGTGATTTGGGATGAAAGCGAACTCGTCAAGAAAGATGACATTATAGGATCCACCTCGGACAGCAGATGCAGACGTAGATGCAGCGAGTATTTTTGATCCATTTTCTAATTCTAATGATCCTTTATTCCATGCAAGTATACC